CAGATGAGCAAGCGCCGATGAGCCCGGGGAGGCGGGAGTTTCTCAGGTCAAAAAGTCTCAAACGCGAAGGCACGTTATACCTTTAGTCGGGATTCTCTGGTTAATCAAACATTCGTTATCGTCCCCGTAAGTCGCGCCAAAGCGGGAATCGCCGGGGCGCCAATGAGATGTGAGATGTTGGTTGAGACAACAACTCGAATTTGCCAAGTGCAACCCGCAGTGTTTAGCAGCGTGAACGGAATATTGTAAAGCCCGTCCGGTTCAAAAAGCGGGTTGAAGCTCTTACTCGCCAAAATGAAAGTAGTTATCCCAATCACCTGTTCGATTTGAATAAAACCGTGCCCGCCGAAGACTGATTGAGGATCAGTATCCCACGTCACCGCCATATTGCAGTTCTGAGCAGGGCCGCTGTAATAAAGGCCCCCGACATTATTCGAGGATGCCGCGGCGCCGACAACTGAGAGATCGGCAATGATGGATTGACAGTCGAACGGCAACCCCGCCGCGCTGGATGGCGAGAAGCTTGCCGAGCCCCCATTCACTCCTCCCAAGGTTGGCGCCCCCCAAAGGAGTTGGCTCCAAGTCGGGATAGGGCCAGCAGGAGCGCCAACTTTCACAAGCTGAATTGTCGCGGGACCGCTGCCAAAGACCATCGTGTAAACGCCTTCGGGATTGTCCGGGTCGTTATTGTTTAGTTCTCCAACCCAATCGACATTGCAATTCGTGCAATTGAAGGGCATGAACCAACTCCCCGTCCCGGCGTCATAATGGACCTGAACAAAGCAATCCACTGTCCAATTACCGTTGGGATAATTTGCAGTCTCCGAAGCCGCGACTTTGTTTCCGTTTATGGATTGGTCGATGAAGTAAAGCAGTTTCCCATTGTCGGCAGAGTTCACCGTCTGCTTATTGAAAATACCATCCCAGGCCGGGAATATGGACGGATCACAACCGACAAAGGAGAGTTGCGAGAGCACGTAAGGCCAATTGCAAATCGCGTAACTGGGCGCAACCAAATCGCCGTGAAGATTAAAATCTTTCGAGCACTCAATATCATCAGCATCCGTGACTGCAATCGTGACTGGGAAATCTCCGCCTTCGGTTGGAGTTCCTGAAATCAACCCTGCGTCACTCATTGAAATGCCATCAGGGAAAAGACCGTCTGTAACTGCAAATGAATATGGCGCCGTGCCGCCAACTGCATTCAATTGAACGGAGTAAGGAACGCCAATGGTGAAGTTGGGAAGATCGGAACTGTTCAGAATCTCAAGCACGGCAATGCTGTAGGTGCGTTGCATGAAATTGCCGTTGGCGCTCGTGACTCGCACCGTAAAAGTGAAATTGCCCGCAACCGTGGGCGTTCCTGAGATCGTGCCGATTGAACCATTCTGAGTCAGCGCCAACCCCGGAGGCAGAGCGCCGGAAACGATTGCGAAAGTGAATGGGCCTGTGCCCAGTGGGATTAGCGTATCACTGTAAGCCTCCGACACACATCCGAAGTCTTGAAGATCAGAGAGGCAGATGCGGTTTTGCCGAGCCAGATTGCAGGCAAAAGAAAGTGCCGCACGATCAACCAAGACCTGACTAAATCCCAAATAAGTTCCCGCCGCGACAACGTAAATAAAAGGAAGTCCATCCGGACAAATGCTTGTGCATGACTGTGCCGCATTACCAAACCGAACCGGCTGGGGATTCTGACCTCCCGGGTCATCGTTATTGACCTGATCCCTTTCGGCGCACTGATCGGCAACTATTTGCGAATCTTGCGAGATGCAGAAACCGGGAGGCGGAGGATTAACGCCAGGATCATTCCCGCCGATGCGGCGGGGCGTTTGTCCATTGTAGTTTGCTCCAATATACGAAACTCCATCGTCGGCTTCGGCAGTCAGGTTCAGTATAGGTGTGCCCGGGTCTGTGCAGAGGCTTTTCTCGCAGCAAGGTAAAACGAGTGGACGAGCCATAAATTCACATTACCACATTCAACTCGGATTCTCCAAGCAAACCATCCCTTCGTAAAGTTTGGTGTCGCGAATTGTGGCATAAAGCAGAAGTCCCCTGATTCTACAATAGCCGCGAATAATCACCCGCGTTTGAAACTGAAATCCGATATTCGATGGCCTGCCACTGAGCGCGATGCACGCGACTGGCGGCTTGGGAAATGACAGCGGTATTTTGAATCCATCCCCGTAGGGCGTGATCGGATAAGTTATCGGGTTGTCGCAATCTTCGGCGGTGTTTTTTGCCGAGCACACCTTGAACCTAATCCATGGAACCCAGCAAGTAGCCGAGTCCGGACGGTAATCAACTTGAAAAACGACTTCGCTTGAGAGTCGATCAATCCACAGTTCGCCGCTGACAAGTTCTTTCTGCAACATCTCCTGACCGAACGGAAGCGCGGGAGTTTCAAAAGCCCAATTGATTCGAGACTCACCAAAAGTGTTGGTGTCCGTCCTCCCCACTGTGGTTAATTCGTAAACCTGAAACGAGCCATCAAGGGATGATCTCACGAAAGCGAAAGCTCGCTCAAGCCCTCCAAAGTCTCCGGTGGACAGTTGAAAAATATCGAGCCCTTCTTGGACTCCATTCCAGATTGGTGTTGAATCCTCGTTGAAGCTGCTGATCGGCAGGAAGTCCAAAGGAATAATCGCTTTATGAATCACGCCCTGAGCCGTTTGCTCTGGAAGATTTGATTGCAGCAGCAAATTGTTGAACGTGATCCCGGTTGCGAACTTGAGCAGGGCGCGATTCGTGAATTGCAGGACTCGATTTTCATTGGCGCTGATCGTTCGATTGCCTGGCTGATTAAAATAACGAACCGCATTCAGGATGGAACCAATCCCAGGTTCGAGAGTTTGAAAATAAAGATCACCCTTCACCGGCACAACGGACCTGTCATTTACGATGCCGGTTGCTTTCTGAATCGGGACAAGGAGCGGTTGATTTGCGCTTCCTGCTGCGATCCAATCTGCTCGCGTCACCGGCACCTTGAGAGCATAGGCCGCTTTGCGCGTGCCGATGATGAGAACGCCTTGACCCAATGTAGTATCTTGCGTTCCGAGATCACTGATTGCCCGAACGTTCCCGGCCTGTGTCGGCATCTTGAAACCATCTCCGCCGATTGCCAAAGGGTTCTCAGTCACTTTGAGAATTGAATCGTCGAAATTGTAGGCTGCCGTTCCTGATCCTCCTCTCACAATATCCCCAGCCACAACAAGCCGACCTTGACCATACCAGATGCGCCCCATGTAATAATGCATCGCGGTTGCAGCGGGAAGTTCGGGAACGGCTGGAGTGGGATTTCCCAATACAACGAAATTGCCAGTGCCAGCACCTACGCCTCCTCCTGTAAAATATCTTTGTGGATACAGTTCCAAAGTTATTGAATTGGCTGCCGTTGCTGTCACTTTGAAAATTCCGATGACTACAGCGCCATTGGGTGATTCCCAGCGCACGATGTCCCCCAATGCCCCGGGATATGGGGCTGCCGTTGGAATCGTCGCCGTGATGGAATTGGCAACGAAAAGGAATGTGGAAGTCAAAGTAACTGAATGGGTCGCGGTTGGCGCAGGATTGATCCCATTTGACCGCCGTAAAATTGCGCCATCCCAAAAGAGCGGGAGCGTGATTAAGTCGCCTGCCTGGATCACAAGGAACTGCTCGCCCTGAACGAAGTATGAGTAAGGAAGATCGGGGGGATTTGTCAACCCAAAGACGGCAGAGAGATCAATCGAGGCTTCCGGGGCATCAGGAAAGACCTGCCAAATTCGGCCTGAGATGGAAGTCAGCCAATAAGGATTTGCATCTGTGATCGGATCATACAAAAACTTTCCCTGAAACAAACCGTTTGGTCCGTGGAATGTGCCTCGATAATTGTAAGCGCCGCGGGGAGAAATTCCGCCATCTCGCACCGAGCCATTGTTCAACCAGCAAAGGCCGTTGCGAGGAACGCCATCGGGCGCGATATCGCTCTTTACGGTCGTAGGTTTCAGGCTATGAACGCCTGCGCCCCATGAAAGCTGACCGTCCAAAATTATCCCAGTCGCCATATTTATTCATGCCTCCATGTGAATCCACACCTGTCCGGTCTTCCTTTCTGCAAACACAAAGGAACTTGAATGCCGGTTTTTCTTCTTGCCTCATTTGCGTGGGGGAACCTTGCCACAATAGCTCCATTTGAGTTGACCCGAACAACCGGACGCGGCTTTGATGAATGCCTTTTTCTAATAGAGATTGTAAGCGGCTTATCACTATTGGAATCTCTCCAATAAAATCCTCCAGGGGAATGAGTCGGATGTTTCAGGGCTGCTCTGATATTGCATTCCGGAATGCCGGTCTCGGTTGATGCGTATGCAATAGCTCGAAAAGTTTTCACATAATGCCCACTTGCTGAATACTGATCCACTGGCCGCCCATGGTTCGGAAGCAATAATGCCGGACGGTTCTTGATCGTGCCCTCAAAAGCTTGGCGTTGGTGGAGTGACCATTTGCCGCCTTTTCTCGCCAAACTCTGCTGCACTCTTTGCTCAGGCGTAAAAGAGCGGAACTTTGTGGGCTTCTTTCTCGTTGCCCTGAAATGTGCTTTCCGTTCGTCGCTCCATTTCTTGCCTTTCAGGGCCTTTGATACTTTCGCCACAAACTCCGGGGTTCTTTTTATTCCTTCGCACGATTCAGCCTTCGGAGACATGTTATATCCATTGGCTCTCACGTAGCTTTTGTAGAAGTTGATCCAGAATTGCTCGCGCTCCAAACGCTTCTGCTTGTCCACTCCCGGAAGTTCCTCAATTACCTCGAAATAAAACGCCTCACGTTCCTTTTCAAACGCCCTCAGTAAATGTGGGTTTTGCCTTCGGATATGGAAGTCGTGACGATGACCAGTCCAACGCCTGTTTAATTGCGCCGCACTCCCGATATACACCTTGTTGTTATTTCGATTCACGATGGCGTAAATACCGGGAACTTGAGCGCAATACGGCTGAGGCAGGAAATCGTGATGATTGTAAGCCATTGCCCTTTCAGCTTACTCCCGCACTGAGTAGAGTAAAGTCGGCAATGTCGAATACCTTTGATAAGTATGGGCTCAGATGGGCCAGGGAGATTCACCCGGCCAAGATGGAGATCGAGATGATTCGCCATGGCGGTCGATGGAAAGACCGAAGCGGAAACTTTGTAGGGGAGGGGATGGAATTCCATTTCCGAAAACTCCTTTCCACTATTTGGCCCTGGGTTGAGTTTAACAAATGGCTCGATCTTTTCATTGAGAAGTATCTCCAGTATCGAACCATCGGCGCCATTGGACCGGCATCCTCAGGAAAAACTTTCGATGCCTCCATTTGTTCGGTTACTGATTATTACTGCTTTGCCGAGCAAACCACCGTCATCTGCTGCTCTACCACCAAGGAGCGCTTGGAGGATCGGATTTGGGGTGAGATCAAACGGCTTCACAAAGACGCGCAATCGCGCATCGAATGGCTGCCTGGGCATCTGATCGAGGGACGCCAACGCATCATCAGTGATCCCAAGTTGAGCGCCTCTGAGGGTCGGGATTTTAGAAACGGAATGGTGGGGGTGCCGTGCAAAAAAGGTGACAGTTTCGTTGGTCTGGGAGATTTCATCGGGATCAAAAATAAGCGGGTTCGTTTGGTGGGAGATGAAATCCATTTGCTTCCCCGCGTGTGGGTTGATTCGATTTCCAACCTCGACAAAAATCCCGACTTCAAAGCCGTTGGGCTTGGCAATCCGAAAGACATCGTTGACGCGCTCGGGGTGTTCTGCGAGCCCGCGGTGCATCTCGGAGGCTGGCAAGGAGGCATCGACCAAACTCCGATCACCAAAAGTTGGGAGACAAAAAGACCGCTGGGCATCTGCCTGCAATTCCCCGGGCCTGATTCTCCGAATATTGACGGGAAGCTCAAGGCGCCGCTCATCACGCAAGAGCAGATGGATCGAGATATTGCGTTCTACGGAAAGGATTCCCTCTGGTTCACCATGTTCAACCTTGGTGCCATGCCCAAGGGTCAGGGGTCGCGCCGGGTTCTCACGCGCCAGATGTGCGAGAAGTTCGGCGCTCGCGATGAGCCCAATTGGAAGAACACGAATCGCACAAAAGTTTCTTTCCTCGATGCCGCTTATCGCGGAGTCGGCGGGGACCGCTGTATTTATGGGACGCTTGAATTTGGAGAGGAAGTTGTTCCGCTCGATCCAGGCGCGGCATTAACCTCCATGGCTTCTCAGGAGCCCTCCAATCCCAAAGGTAGGAGGATTTTGGCGCTAACTGATTTGGTGATTGTCCCGATTGTGGGGAGCGTCACCGATGATCCGGAAGACCAAATCGTTTCCTTCGTCAAACGCAACAACGAGGATCGGGGGATACCGGCCAAGCATTTCTTTTACGATTCGGGCATGCGCACCTCTCTGGTTCAGGCATTCTCCCGGCTCTACTCGGATGAAACCAATTCGATTGATTGCGGAGGCACGCCCAGCGAGCGGCAGGTGTCGGCAGAAATAGAAGTCCTGTGCAAAAACTATTATTCCAAATTCATCACCGAGCTTTGGTTCTCGGTTCGTCTGATCGTTGAAGCTGGCCAGTTCCGGGGCTTGACCGAAGAAGTGATGAATGAGTTTTGCTCCCGGGAATGGACAACGGTGGGGGCGAACAAGATCGAAGTGGAGCCCAAGGACAAGATGAAATTGAAGATGGCTCGCTCCCCCGACTTGGCCGATGCCGTTGCCATTGGCTGCCATGGAGCCATCAAGCTCGGCTTCCAAATAATGCGCCTGGGCAATGACCGGCGCCGCACTACCGATGACAAATGGAAGAAGGATTTGAAGGCACGAGCGGCGAGTATGCAGGCAGAAAAGCAATTGTCATACTCTTGATTTCATTGTTGACGGACCTGTTGTAAATATGCAACACTCGCGGCAATGAAATGGTCCTTTCGTCGCAAATCGGCTTTCCTCTCCGCCTGGGTTTGCTGCGCTGGGCTCCTCATTTACGCTTACTCCTCTACAGAAAGAACCTCTGACTTGCTCATCGTGTTCATCTGCCTTCTCGTGAATTTCTTCCTCACTCTCATCGCATTGTTTAAAACCTCAAATTGTCAATGTTATGAAAAAAGCAACAACGCTCCTCCTCATCCTCTCCATCCTGACCTTGCCGCTACAATCGCAGACTATACCAGAGCCGCCACCGCAAAAAGATAACGTCCTCGTGTTCGGATGCTTGGTGCTTGTCGTTGGGGCAGTCGCAATTTACGGCATGGTTTCGCTCTGCAAAAAAATCCCCGCTGTCGATCCTCCTCCACAGCCGCCAGTAGCGCCGCCCGTCCTCGTTCCACCGCAATACGTCAACACGAATTTCTTCAATACCAACACCATCTCCGCTCATCGGATGGAGGCGTTGCGCATGCCAGAGAAGGCGCTGATGCAGACTGCGAATTTCCAAATGGTCACGCTTCAAATGCAGTGGAGCGCCAACATGCGCGATTGGGATTCCATGTATTTCGTTACGAACTGGCTTTCGGATGACTTGCACATTGCCGTTTGTTCAGATGCGAGCGGGCATGCGGTGAGAACCAATTTCACCAAAGTTTACGGGACGAATGAGGCGGTGCTTGTTGATATGTCCGATTTGACGCCGCCTGCCGTCGAAGCGAGGAAGTTTTATCGAATGGTGGAACTGAAATGATCGACACCGATCAGATTCGCGCCTTCGTTTTGGAGATCGAGTGGCAATATCCGCAAACCGCCAAGTCACTCCTTGAACTGTGCGATGAGCTTGAGGCGCTTCGGAAACAAAACGAGTCGATACAAATCCACATCAAGGATTTGAAAAAGAAGATGGGCGAATAAAAAAGCCGCCCCTTTCGGAACGGCCCCTGCAAAACAAACTAGAAGTAAATCAATCCTGCCATATTTCGGCAGAATTGCAAGAACAAATGACTGGTTTCTGGCTGACTCCAAGTTGCGAGCGAATCCCGTGTAAACATCATCACATTCCAGCCGTAAAAGCCTTCCCCGATTTGGAGCCTTCCGAGGCGACTGAGGCAATGCTCAGGATGGGGAACATCCGATGCGTGATCTCAGGTGACGATCTTTTTTATGAGCGCCGCCCGGCACCGAGCGAGCGGCAGATGAACGAACTAAAGTCTATCGCCATGGAGGGAGGCTTTAGACTGCTGGATGATAAAGGTAAAGTTGTCGCCCATGAGTTGCCATCGTGGGTTAAACCTTCGGTGGAGTAGTGCCGCTTAAAATACTCGCAGCCTGTGCCAATGCGGCATTGTCGGCCTGCTTCTGGGTCACGACCGTCTTTAAATTATCCACGATTACAACCGGGTCTTGAGTGGCGCCAGTATATTTCTTTTCGAGGGCGCTGTTGCGATACGTTTTGTATGCGCCAAACCCGATGCCGAGGATCGTAGCCGCCAGCATTCCCCATCCAGGCACGCTGTTCAAGGCGCTCAATCCAGTTTGCGCGAGCACTGATGGTCCTGTGATTTGCGGAACTTGAACGACTGTCCCGGCAGGCACAACGTTGGTTTCTCTGGCAAAATTCGTCACCGTCAAATAGTTGGTCTGGTAAACCGGAACGACTACGCCGACTTCGTTGGTGTGATTTACGGTCACGACTTGAGGCACCTGAACCGTGTTCGTAATCGTGACATAGTTAGTAAAGGCGCGAACGGTTATCATCGGCACGTTGGTTGTGTTCGCGGCGAGATTTTCAAACGTGCCTGGGGTAGCAGCCTTGTCACCAAAGAGAGAGCAGCCGCAAAGCATTACGGA